CGCGTGTGTCGGCGGCTACTGGTCCGTTGCCCTTATGGTCGGTCCTTTCTCCGCGTATCTGGCCATTGCGGCGTCCTTTTCGGACTCGCACATTGGCGCGGCTCTCTCTTGTAAACCGCTTGCTGCTGCGTAAGCAGCGAGGAGAGGACGGGAGAACCTTAGGTTCGCCGGGTAAACGAAAACAATTAAATATTAGGGGTATACACTGCGCCCAGCGCGTATGTCGGCGGCAACTGGAACAATGACCTTATGGTCGGTCCTTTCTACGCTAATCTGAACAATACGGCGTCCAATTCGAACTCGAACAATGGCGCGGCTCTATCTTATCCATAAGAAGCTCTCTATAATGCAGTGTATGCTGCCATTTCAAAATGGCAAGAGATATCCGCATCTCTTCCTCACCACTTGGTGAAAATTAACTCGGTGCAAGCATCTGTGAGTAGCTGAGAATAAGTCGAAAGCGGATGAGAGGATAAGAGAGAACATGAAATCCTATAACCACTTGTACGAAAAAACAATATCCGAAACGAACCGACGGTACGCTCTGTCTCAAGCAAAGCACAGCAAGAGATTCCGTAAAATCATGAAACACCGGCACATGTCTGACGATGCCGCAGTTGAACAATCCTTAGACTGGATAGTCAACTACGAAAACGCCGAGCATGTGCCGGTTTACATTTATGATGGGATTACTCGCAAGGAGCGCACTATTATTGTCCCTACGATGGAAGAGCTGCTTGTTCAGCATTGCATCGTAAATGCCATGAAGCCGATGTTCTGCAAGGGAATGTATGAACACAGCTATGCCAGTCTTCCGGGCAGAGGTGCCCATAAAGGAAAGCAGGTAATTGAGAAGTGGATCAGGACTGACCCGAAGAATTGTAAGTATGTCCTCAAAATGGATATTCGCCATTTCTTTGATTCCATCCCACACGATCGTTTGAAAGCCAAGTTGAAGAAGACCGTTCATGATGAAAAGATGCTGGATTTACTATTTCGCATTATTGATGTCACAGAGGTTGGTATTCCACTTGGCTTTTATACTTCTCAATGGCTTTCTAACTGGTATTTGCAGGGTTTAGATCATTTCATCAAGGAGCAGCTCTGTGCCGTGCACTATATGCGCTACATGGATGACATGGTCGTTTTCGGAAGCAACAAGAGGGTTTTGCACCGCATGAGGCAAGCAATTTCCGATTATCTGGAAATGGAGCTTGGCTTGGAACTTAAAGCGAATTGGCAAGTCTTTCGCTTTTCTTATGGCAACAACCAGGGGCGTGATCTGGACTTCATGGGCTTTCGTTTTTATCGTAATCGAACGACTCTTCGAAAATCCATTATGTACAAGGCCACGAGAAAAGCTCGCAAAATCTCCAAAAAGGAGAAAGCAACCATACTCGATGCTCGGCAAATGTTGTCTTATCTTGGGTGGATCGACTGCACCGATACCTATTTGATGTATCGGAAGTGGATAAAACCGTGTATCAATTTCCAGCAATTAAAGCGAAAAGTTTCACGATATGACAAATACGATGAGAAGCGGGTATATCAAAAACTCGTCAGTCTTTACACTGCGAAAGGAGGAAAGTCGCATGGAGTTAAATTACAAGTATGCCGAGAGCACAGTCCAACCGACTGCACTTGAGGTTACGGTTGGAACCGTATATCTCCGCAAGGATATTACGAGTATTACACGAACTTCAGAACAGGGCGATAAAACCACTTACTGGACTTATCAGGAAGCGGCGCTGACCCCTCGGGAGTTCAATGAATACACCAATCTGCTTATGGCTGAAAACGCCATTAAAGGAACGAATGATTCGGACAACATTGTTCAGCTCATGGCAGGTCAGGAAACTGGTGATTCCCAGCAGCTTGCTATCATGGAAGCAATTGCCGATCTGTATGATGCCGTCGCAGCAATGATTCCTGAATGAGGAGGTAGCAAAAATGGTCAATCTTTACGCCACGCTTATCATCAATAAGCGCAGAACCTTCGACCAGGTGCCTGAAAAATTTAAGGCAGATGTCGAGGCAAAATTGTTAGAATATGGCTACGATACCAACGGCGATCTTATCGCTGAGGAGGAGTAACCATGTTTTATATTTTATCCAAAATTTTGATAGGAGGTAACAACATGGTAGCACTGTATGTCGCACTCATCATCGCAGGTCGCCGGACCTTTAATCAGGTTCCGGCAAAGTTCAAGGCTGCTGTCAAGGCTGATCTGGAAGCTCTCGGTCTTGACGAAAATGGTAATCCTGTGGATTAACCGAAATTGGCAGGGAGTCTACTTTGCGGTGGGCTCCCTCGCCTAATTAAAAGAGGTTTGGGGTGATATTTCCTACAAGCTTCTTAATTCATTTATGACTTCAAGGAGGATGATACATGGAAATGGAACCCTGGCTGCAAACGCTATTAACCATTTTGGGGACGATACTTGCTTCTTCTGGATTTTGGGCATATATCCAAGAGCGAAGCAAACGAAAAGCTGCTGAGAATAAGCACAACAATCTTGAAACGCAAATGCTCATTGGTTTGGCTCATGATCGCATTATCTATCTCGGTATGACCTACATCGAGAGGGGCTACATTACACAGGACGAGTATGAGAATCTGTATGAATACTTGTACAAGCCTTATGAAAAATTAGGCGGTAACGGTTCGGCTAAGCGAATCATGACAGAAGTCGACCAACTTGCGATTCATAAATCAACTTACAATGCTTGAATTGGAGGTGAGATTATGAGTTATTCTGTTTCTGGCACAATGATTACTTTGACTCGGGGTGATACTTTTTCGGCGCTTATTACGATTACTGATCTAAATGACAATCAGTATATTCCCATGAATGGTGATCGTATTCGATTTGCCATGAAGAATGACTATAATGATGAAACTCCTCTTCTTATCAAGGAGATTCCGATTGACACGATGATCTTGACCCTCAATCCGGAAGATACAAAACATCTTCCCTTCGGAAAGTACGTCTACGACATTGAATTAACGAAGGCCACAGGAGAAGTTGATACTTTCATCACAAAAGCAATTCTTAAGCTAACGGAAGAGGTGCATTGACATGAGTAGCATAAAAGCGTTTGAGTGCCTTACTGGTCATATCTCTGGACTATGCACATTATCTGGTAAATTAACTTGCTTTGGAAGTTTGTCTGGCAAGCTGTCTGCTGTGATAGATTTTAATGCTTATTCTGGAGAATATGAAGTGGTGCCGAACGCTTTTAACACTCAGGTCTTGCCAACAGCCAATAAAGTGCTTAAGAAAGATATTGTTGTTCAAAAAGTCCCATATTTCGAAACCAGTAACAACTATGATGGGGTTACGGTTTATATTGCAGAGGAGGTTAATCAAAATGCCTAACCAAAACGTTAATAAGGTTATTTATGGCGGTCGTGTTCTCATCGACCTTACTGGCGACACCGTAGACCCCAGTAAACTTCTCAAAGGATCTAAAGCTCACGACAAGAGTGGAGCTCAAATTGAAGGTGCTTGCACATTTGATGTTGATTCTACGGATGCCACCGCTGTCGCTGCTGAAATCTTGTTTGGAAAGACTGCGTATGTAAGTGGCAATAAACTAACTGGCACAATGAAAAACAATGGTGCCGTTACTAAGAAGATCACCACCAGAGACGAGGAAGTTACAATTCCTCAGGGTTTCCACGATGGCAGCGGTAAAGTGGGAATCGACGCAACTGAAAAAGGCAAGCTGATTGCCAACAATATTCGAGAGGGCGTAACTATCCTCGGCGTTGAGGGTACAATGTCCGGCTCGGAAAACATGAAACCACAGGCTAAGACAGTTACACCGTCCACCGCGAAGCAGACGATTCTGCCTGATACAGAGTATAACTGTTTGTCTCAGGTAGAAGTTGAAGCTATTCCTTATGTGGAAGCAGATAATCCTGCTGGAGGAGTGACGGTAACGATTGCGGGGTGAGAGTAAATGGCTGTAAATAAGGTCGTTTACAATCGCCGGACACTAATCGATCTGACCGCCGATACCGTCAGCAAAGAAACTCTTAAAAAGGGATTTACAGCTCATCAAGCCGATGGTACAATGATTACCGGTGAGTTTATTGGCGATGATTACGATGAAATTGACCGAATTCTTACAGCCGGTTTAACGGATGGCTATAAACATTTTTCGGACGATGGTACAATCATCAGCACAATCGATTCACAGGGTCGAACACTGGTTAAGACTTTTTCAAATGACTTTTTGACCTGTATCACGGTTCTAACTGATCCGGACGGGAATGAACTTGGTCGTACTGTGAGGTCTTTTTCTGACAATAGCAGCACGATTATTACTACCGACTCTAAAGGACAGAAGCTTGTTAAGAAGTTTTCGAATAACATGCTTAACATGGAAGCGGTTCTTACGGATGCTGCTGGTAAGGAGCTTGCCCGTCTTACAAAGGTCTTTTCCGCAGATGGGAAGGACATCACTTCGACCGTGGTTTATGGGAAATAAGATGCAATTTGAAGCCGTTGCGTGTAGGTTATTTCTGCATTATTCCTACACTTTGGCTCAAAAAGCCAGTAATTACGGGATATTTTGCTTCTATTATAGAAACTTATCACGGTCTAACCACTTCTAAACCCCTGCAATTACGCTGTTTTCAGGGTGGTTAGAAGTGGGTAAATGCTGAGAAATGTAGGTAACTCGTGCATTATTTCTACACTACTCCTACATCTATATTCCTACATAAAGTCAGCCTCCTCGTTGTGCTGAGTGCCTTTGTTGGTGCTCCCACTTCGGGGAGGCTTTTCTTTGTTTTTACAAGCTATTTTATTTTTTCGATTTCATCTTTCAACCACTCAAATTCTCTCTGGGTGTAAACCTTTTCGGTGATGTCAGAGATCTTGTGACCGACCATATATTTGATTGCGTACTCGTCAACGCCGTACTTCTTAGCCATCGTCACAAAATGTTTACGACCATCATGCGGTCTATGCTCAGGGTTCAAATTCAATTCGTCTCGAATCATACCAAAGCCTTTTTGGTATCGAGCATAAGTAAGTGCAGTGTTTTTGCTACGAGCATTCGAATTAACATAGTTGAGCAGGTACAGACTTCCAAGTTCCTGAGCCTCTTTATATTTTCGCTCAACCAAATGACGAATCTTCGAGTGAATTGGAACCACACGATCTGTACCGGCATCTGTTTTGATACCGCCTCGGAAAGTCCAGTTTTCCAAATCCACATTCTTTAATTCCAGCAAACCAAGTTCCTGGGGTCGCCAACCAGAATAGCACTGAATGAGCAGGACATCTACAAGCATTTTATCATCAGCGTGTTTCCAAAGCAAGTCCATCTCTTCGTCCGTAAAAGGAATATGCTCGTTCTTAACTGTGATGATTTCTTTGATTGTTTCCTCACTGAGGTTAAAAGTTCGCGAATAGTTTCGGTCAACAAGCTCATACTCCAAGGCATAATCCAACATCAAGTTAAACAAAGACTTAATCTGGTTCTTCATGGATGCACTTGGTGTTTTTTCTTTGCCTCGAACCTTCGATATGCCTTCATCCATACAACCTTTTACATGACGAGCGCGGACATCTTTGACTCGCATATCATATACGGCCGAGCAATACCCCCATGCTGAAGCTACCGAACGAGTGCTTTTAACTGTCTTCTCGTATTCGGCAAGCCATTTCTCGTAAAGCTCTTTCATAGTGATAGACGGTTCAAGGTCGTAAGGGTTCTTATTGTACTCGACGAGAGCAGCGTATGCATCGTTGTATGTTGGAAAATAGGACTCCGGTTTAAGAGGTTTACAGATAGGCCGTCCGTTCGGATCCTTTCCGACACTTATCATAGCTCGAAATGGGTTGCGGAGATTCCGATTCTTGATCTCACTGATCTGCCCGAAACCGTTTGGCAGTCTACGACGTTTGTTGTTCTTATTTCGAGGTTTTCTTGGCTTTATATTTGGCTGTAATGGAAACCCACAGTGAGGACAAGAAACTGCTTTGTCGCTTACTTGTAATTCGCATTCAGGACATTTTATCAGCATTATTATCACCTTCCCCATTGATTTGCTATTAGTAATCATATATCATAAGTGTAGGAATGTCAACTCCTACATTCCAACTTTTCTTATTAGTTTAGGGAGAAATGAGATATGATTAGTGATAACCAATCAATTTGCCCCAAATGTGGAGGGCAGCTTAAATACTACGATCATGTTCAAAGATTGGTACGGACGAAATTCGGAAACAAAAAATGGGTGGCTATCAGAAGACTTCGGTGCTGTAAATGCCATGCAGTTCATCGAGAGCTTCCTGACTTTATATTTCCGTATAAACAATATGAAGCAGATATTATTATCGGCGTGCTCGAAGGTCTTATTACTTGTGGAACTTTGGGGTTTGAAGATTATCCTTGTGAAATGACTATGATTCGCTGGCGCTTGTTTCCACCGAGGTTGTTTTTACTAACAGCCGTTCCTAACCTAAAATAGCGATTGAAAGGAGGCAAACGCCAATGGAAGAAATTATATTTGCATCGGGGTCTGTCCCGGTGGCAGTTGCAGCACGAGTCTACGGGAAAGACGCATCCTGGATTCGAGCCGGCATCGTATCTGGGTGGCTACCGATCGGAAAAGCTACTCGGAATGGGAAGCTTGTTACGAATTTAGAGGAAATGAACTCTAAGTACGGACGCATCAACTTTTATATTTCGCCTAAGCTCCTCTGGCAGGAGACCGGCTATATATGGAGGGGTGAACGCGCATGAGTACATTGATACGACCGGAACTTTCCGAGACTAATCGTTACTGGATCGAGAAACACCGCTATTACGAATTGAAGCATTTCTGCTTACAGTACCCGTTGTGGCGTCATGCGTACAATTCGTTGATAGACTATCCGGGTTCATGGCCTCAATTGGTGCCGCCCTGCAAAACGAATGTTGTTAGTGATCCCGTTACCAAGCACATTGATGATAGGCTGTACTATTCCGACCGCATGAAGATGGTGGAACAGGTTGCAAAAGAAACGGACGAAGAGCTTTCGTGTTATATTTTGGAAGCTATAACGGAGGGCATTTCATATGACCATTTGAAAGCCAGAACCGGTATTCCGTGCTGCAAAGATGTTTATTACGACTTGTACAGACGGTTTTTCTGGCTACTTAGTAAGGAGAGACAGTAATGAAGATTGTAGATATTGCAGTGAAAAAAGTCTATCGCTTCAACTGCCCGAATTGCCAGAGTAGGCTTGAAGCCGACAGCAGTGAGCTGACAGACATCGGAGGGAAGGTAAGCAAGTTTTATTGTCCTGTATGCCGTAAAGACCGCTACATAACTTGGTCTGACTTACGGAAGAAGATCATCTACGAGGGTTCGCAAGAATAACAGTGTCCTTTATGGAGAAGTGAGAGCTGATGCACTATAGCATTGGCTCTTTCTTTTTCTAACTTAGATTAAAACCCGGATGGAGGTGACAGGTATCTGTGTTAAATTAGTATCTGGAAAAATCCCCGGGTTGAAATTTTTGAAAAACAATTTGAAAGGAGATCGTTATGGAAGTCATTTATGTAGTTGTCGGAATCTTGATTGGGTATGTCGTCTCATCTATCATTCGCCGAAAGCATCCTGTCGGTTTTCTGCGTATTGACAAGTCTGATCCGGACGGACCATATCTTTTTCTTGAACTGAAAAAGAACGTTAATGAAATTATAGCTCAAAGAACTGTCCTATTAGAAGTGAAGCGTGAAGACTTTATTCCGCACAAATAACACTTCCTTTTATGGAACCCTATTAAAACGAAAGGAGAAACGAATATGGGTGAAGAAAACAGAAGTTTGTTGGAAGAGGAGATCAAAGCCGAAATTAAGCGCTTGGGATCTCTCGAATCCGGAAGCCAGGAGCATACCACAGCAGTGGATAGTTTGACGAAGCTGTACAAACTGAAGCTCGAAGAGGATAAGAATACCTATGAGCGTTTGGACAAGATCGAGAACCGTGAAATCGATCAGGAGTCTAAGACGGCTCAAATGGCAGAGTCTGTCAAAGATCGATACTTCAGATTTGGTATGGCTGCCGCTGAGCTGGTGCTGCCGTTGATGTTCTACGGCGTTTGGATGAGACGAGGTTTCAAGTTCGAACAGGACGGAACTTTCACCTCCCAGACATTCAGAGGTTTATTCAGTCGATTCAGACCGACTAAGAAATAAACCGGTTCCAAAAGCGGAGAGTTCGTGTATACAACACGTTCTCTTCGTTTTTCTCCTGCTCGAAATTTACAAGGGCTATTGTGAGAGATGTAAAAGTGCTTTTTATCTCTTGATAAAATACTGATGGTCGCTATACTTAATAGTGCCACACAATATCAAGGAGGTAATTTGCAATGAGCTTTTTTAACGACGCGCAGAGAGACGGTTTACTTACTGGACGGTATATTTGCAGTGAATGCGGAGGACTTATGGAATTTGAAGACGAGTGGGAAGATACTTTAGTATGTCCTGCTTGCGGTCACTCCGTCGATTTAGAGCATTATGGCATGGAGAACGATGAAGAATATGATGCTCTATATCCGACCAGAGATCAAATCTGCGACGACTAATTAAGACTATTAGCAAAGGGGAAGGAGTCCTGACGAGGGCTCTTTCTCTTTTCTTTTTATGGGTGATGGATATGCGATACCACTTTGACAAACCGGAAATTTACTTGTCCTTGTATGGCGAGCGTTATATTTGCGAGCATCCGGTTTACAATAGCTGCACTCTCTACAGAATTGAGAAAAGAGGTTTAGCAGTAATTCAGCAACGATTTGACTCCGAGACGAAAAGTACATGGTGGAGCGAAGTTGACCCTTGGATTACTGACGCTTTATATTTGCACCCTGATTTTCGAGAATATTTTGAAATGAGGGCTGGGGCTTGTACGGACGGACTATACCCTACTGTAACGGTTCGCCAAATTATGTGGGCATTAAAAATGAAACCAATTCAGAAAGAACGATGGGAAACCGTATTCGATAGACGGGAAATCTAAGCGCAAAAAACGCATCTCCCTTTATGAAAAACCATTGAATTTTGAAGGGAGACATGGATTATGAAAACACTAAAGAACAAGCTATATGCTGTAGTATTACTTATTTGCGGGTACTTACCGGTACTTATTGACAAAGATGCAACAGCGTTAGTATTCTTTGCGTTTATCGCAATACCGTTGTTCTTTGCAAAAGAAAACTGGATTTATTGAGGATTGAGCCGCTAACAACGGCTCTTTTCTTTTCGCCAAAATTACAGCTCCTGTTATGGAAAACAATGCTATTTGAAAGGAGTAAAAGGAGCATGGACGAAATGAAAATTGGTTCTAAATTCACTACGAGCATTATCTCGAAATTGGCGAGTTTGGCAATCCGAAAGAAATTTGGTTATGATGTAAAACTGAATTTGAATGAGGTAAAAGCTACAGTCGTTGACGGAAAGACGCATGTTCATCTGGATATAGATGCCGATCTTGAGAAAGATGAACTTACTAAAATCCTGAAAAGTATTGGTTTGTAAAATCTGAAAGGAGCTGCTAGCAACGGCTCTTTTCTTTTGCCGCGCGAAATTTACAAGTCTTATTATGAGAGACGGGTTAGCTCAGTTGGTAGAGCGCCACACTTCCGTGGAGGTCGTCGGTTCGAATCCGATACAGTCTCTCTTGCTTTTTATTTTCGCATGAAAGGAGAAAAGACATGAGCATCGATCAGCTTGATTTAATCTTGTATGACATGTACCGCATGGACGCTTGGCTGCCGCCTTTGTTTGGTAAATGGACTGAAGATTATAAAAAAGCGAGTTACTCACAATGGGCTGTCGACGAGCTCAGAGATTTTATCGCCGAACGGATTTACCCTCGAAAAGAAGGGTCTATTGATGAATTCTGTAAGCTCACGCACGAATTCATGATGAAGACAGCTAAGTATGCGAGGGTGAATCCAAACACAAGTCTTATGTTCCGATCTGCCAGTGAAATGGCAGCTAACATTTTAGACCTTCTAAGGGCTATGGAATAACAAAAACATGAAAGGAGAAAAGACATGAGCAAAAACCAAGCAATTCAAAAGTTGCTGCATAAGTCAGGGCTTTGCATCAGGAAATACTCGCCTGTTGCTTTGTCTTTTGTAGCATCAGCCGGCGTTGTGGTTACTGCAATCGCCGCAGCCAAAGCGACCCCACGAGCAGTAGCGTTAGTTTATGCAGACAGTCGCAAAAAGCATGATGGCGATCCATATGCGTACACCAAGAAAGAGGCGTTCATCGCTGCATGGAAATGTTATATTCCGGCAGTAGCATTTGGAGCTTCTACTATCGCTTGCATTATGGGTGCCAATGCCCTAAACCGACGCCAACAGGCAGCACTAACAAGTGCGTATGCGCTCGTCCAAAGTTCTTATAAGGAGTATAAAGATAAGCTGAAAGAACTCTATGGCGAAGAAGCTCATAATGCCATCATAGATTCTATCGCCAAAGAAAAGTGCAAGGACATCAGCATATCTGCGAATGGAGGTTGGTACGATTCTTCCCTCGATTTTGGTGAAGGCATGGAACCAGAAGTCTCCCGCACTTTTTACGATAGCTTTTCGCAAAGATATTTTGAGTCAACCATCGAAAAGGTCATTCAGGCTGAGTACCATCTGAACCGCAATTTCATGTTCGCAGGGGTCATCCCACTTAATGACTTTTATGAGTTTCTTGGACTTGAAAAGACGGAACTCGGAGACGCTGTTGGATGGTCAAACTGTAATGGTGATATTTATTGGATCGACTTTAATCATCACCGACTCACTTTGGATGACGGCATGGAGATCTATGTCATTGACATGGTTTTTGAGCCGACAGCCGAGTGGATGGAAGATCTGTAAGTTCGCAAAAAATACATTTCACTTTATGAAAACGAAAAGGAGGTTTCGCTTTATGAATAATGCAAAATTAGTTAAAATCCTGGGTCTTGTCGCTACCGCAGTAGGTATGGGGGCTACGCTCCTCACTGACTGGGTGAACGAGAAGAAGATGGAAGAAAAAATTGATGAACGCATCAATGAGAAGCTTGCCGCACTTAACGATGAAGAAGACGAGGAGTCCTAACAAGGGCTCTTCTTCTTTATTCGAACGATATGTGCGATGCAAGCACGGCTGTTTCGATTATTCAACGATATGTTGACGAGCACCTGTTCAGTCCATCGTTCACATGGCCAAAGTATGAATTCAGAAAAAGGTCGTATCAGCAATGGGCTGCATATGAAATCTGTGATCGAATCATGGACAAGCCTTTCGACGATCCAATCACCGTCATCGAAAACTTCATGTTCGAGATGGCTATGTATGCTTGTTACGGCGAGGACGAGCAGCGTAGCTTTATATTTCAGAGTGCAGTCGAAACAGCCGAAGAACTAAGTTTACTATTTGTTTAACCGAAAGGAGAAAATCATGCCTAAACAAAGTTTAGCAAGCATTGCCAAGAGTGTACGGACGGCAATGAAAAAACATAGTCCTGAAATTCTCACCGGTATCGGAATTGCCGGCATGATTACCACCACTGTTATGGCGGTAAAAGCAACCCCAAAAGCTCTGATTCTGCTTGAAGAGAAAAAAGATGAGCTGGATACGGATAGACTTGAGCCGAAAGACATCATCAAGACAGCTTGGCCTTGTTATATTCCGGCAGCTGTTGTAGGCTCCATCTCTGTCTTCTGCCTGATTGGAGCAAGCTCGACTAATCTTCGTCGGAATGCTGCTCTGGCAACGGCGTATACCCTTTCAGAGTCTACTTTGAAGGAGTATCAGGAAAAAGTCGTTGAGACAATTGGTGAGAAAAAGGAACAGTCCATTCGAGACTCTGTGTCGAAAGACAAGATGGTTAAGAACCCTGTTCGAGAAGTGATTCTCACTGAAAGCGGCGGCAACACGATCTGCTATGATGTCTTGTCCGGACGATATTTCAAGTCTGACAGAGACAAAATCACCCGGGTCATGAATGAACTGAATCGTCAGATGCGTGACGAAATGTATGTCACGCTGAACGATTTCTACTACGAACTCGGTTTGGATGGAACTAAGATGGGCGATATGCTCGGATGGAACATCGATAAGGGTTACATTGACCTTGCATTCTCATCGCAGCTGGATGCAAACGGTACCCCCTGCCTGGTGATTGATTATCAGGTTGCTCCGGTTTATGACTACCAGTAAGCTACCACGCGAAATTTACAACTTATTTAATGGAAGAACATTCCACAATTTCACACATTTGAAAGGAGATTTCACAATGAACAACAATGAGATTATGAACAACGAGGTCGTTGAAGCTACCGAAGAGGTTATCGAGAACGCTGGCTTGAGCAAGGGCGTAAAGATTGCTGCTGGTATCGGCTTGAGCGTAGTTGTAGGCGTGGTCGTCTACAAGTATGTAGCAAAGCCGGTAATTGCAAACATCAAAGCCCAGATCGAGCAGAAGAAGATGGCTGCTGGGGAGAAGACGGTTATCTTGGAAGAATCCGAGGTTGTCACTGAAGACAACTGAAAATGCGAATTTGAGAAGTTCGGATAAGGGAGAGTACCTGTAACAAGGTGCTTTCCCTTTTTCTTTATCTCTCAAAAGGAGGAAAAAATATGCAGCAGTACCAATATGACGGTCCGGTTATGCGATTTGATGATTGCGTTCAACATCGCTGGAAGGCAACTACTGTTGCTCCGACGGAAGCGAAAGCGAAGAGCAATCTCGCCTATCGATATAAAAAAGAAAACGGCTTGATGCCGAACACAAAAATTACTCTGCCCGGTAAGCTGATTCCGGCATAAGAAAGGAGATCACCCAGTGGAAGATTACAAATCTAATTCTGATAAGGCTCGTCAGGAGCAACAGTCAGAAAAGAAAGTCGAGGCGGTTATTACCGGGGCTGCAAAAACTCGAAAAAAAGGCGAGATGCAAAAATTCGCAGATGTCTTTATTGCAGAAGATGCAAACAATGTCAAATCTTATATTTTGATGGAGGTCATTGTGCCTGCTGTCAAGAAAGCGATTTCTGACATTGTCACTACCGGTATTGACATGATTCTGTACGGCGAGGCAGGTCGCAGCAAGAAAAACGGAACGGCATCTAAGGTGTCTTATCGGAACTACTACGATCAAGGCACAGACAGAGTGCGTGTAGGTTCCGTCGGCAATAGACGCAATACACCTGACTATGATGATATTCTCTTCGATACTCGTGGAGATGCAGAAGCGGTTCTCGATGCAATGAACGATATTATCAGTCAGTACGGAACGGTGAGCGTATCCGATTTCTATGATCTCGCTCGCGTTCCCAATGATAACTTCACTATGAACCGCTATGGTTGGACAAATATTGGCGGTGCAACTGCGGTACGAGTTCGAGATGGTTATATTCTGAAGCTGCCTCGTGCTATCCCGCTGAATTGAAAGGAGAAAATGTAATGCTTGAATGCAAAGTTTGTGGCACTAAGTTTAACGCCATTATCGAGAGACATTATATTGCTCGTGATAACGGAAAGACTGGTTTGGCAGTTGCCTTTGGCTCTACTGCCGAAGAAAGTTTATATGACACATTTGATTGCCCGATGTGCGGCTGTCAGGTAATTGCTAAGGAGCGTAAGCGTGACTGTATTCCGTTTATTTCTACCGATGAGGAGGATGCAGATGATGACCAGATCTGAGACTCTCGATAAAGCAAAGGCTTGCGTATGCGGGCAGAGAGAGAACGAATACGGCTCTCCGGAAGATAACTTCACTGCTATTGCAGGCTTCTGGAGCGTCTATAAAGGCGTTGAATTTACCGCAAATGATGTTGCCATGATGATGGCACTTCTTAAGATCGCACGAATCAGAACAGGAACGGCTACGGACGACAGCTATGTCGATTTGGCTGGATATGCTGCCTGTGGTGCTGAAATCAACTCTAAAAACTGAAAAGGAGAATAACAAACCATGAAAAATAAAACTGAAATTTTGAAGAGCGTGAACGGCGTGACTTCCAAGGCCGTTATGAAGCTCAAGAAGCACAGCCCCGAGATTCTCGTTGTGGCTGGTATTG